GTTGAACCAATATTACTTTCTGATATTTTTTTTACAATCCATGTGCCTGCTGAATCGGTATTAGATACTATCGTGTTACCAGTGTTTGTTAATGCTAATTTGAATTTGAAAGTATTGACGTCTTTTTCTTTAATATAATAATTAGTATTTAACTTGAATTCGGATGGACCAGTTCCAATTTGCTTAAAACGAATAATATTACCATTTTCTAAACCATGTCCGTTATCCCATTTATCATCTGAATGTGTAAATACCGATGTAGAAATTAATGTTACACCAGAAGAAATATTCAATTGATTCCCAGAAGAAATATCTAATTGATTTGCGGTTGATGAACTAATATGGTAATTAGTATCTCTAAATTGTATTTTATTATCTGTAGTAATTGTTGTAGCAGCAGCAATAGTTACTGCCTCGTCTGCATTAAGGGTACCTTTAATTGTAGTCAGTTGACCAGATGTAGCAATATTAACAGCCCCCCCACCAGTTGCAAGTGAAGTTGTGCTACTAGAATCTAATGTTGAAACTGAAGTGTCACCAGTAACATCTAATGTTCCAGTTATAACTGCATTACCTGTGGTTTCTAAATCCTTTAATTTTAAATTTTCATAACCAGTAAAGGTAATATTACCTTGGGTTGTACCATCTTCAGTGTTACATGTAATTAATGAAAATTCATCAGTACTTTCATCCCAAATAAACCCTTTGTTAGAAAAATTTGTCTCAGAAACTCCCGCATCAACTCTTCCACGTGTAAATATTATTCCTAAATCTTTAGATGGGTCTTCATCTAATCCTTCGCCTAACTTTATTAATGTATCTTTAATTGTTGTATTTGTAGAAGATATTAATGAATTAGCATTCAAATTACCATTTATAGTTACTTCTGCAGTCATTATACTATAAGTTGATGATGTATTTGGATTATTAGTCCAATCTGAATCATATGTTATAATTTTATTTGTTCCGTCATATTTAATAATTTGTTTAGATTCACCAACACCATTTCCAGATTCAATACGTATTATATGTTTAATATAAAAATCAGTATTGCTAGATACATTATTGGCATTTTCTAATTTAATTGTTTTGTTTACTGTATTTATAGTTTGAATTGTCCCAAATGTTTTATATTCTGCTGGACCAAGAGTTAATATAGTATGTAAATTTCCATCAGCATCATTACCATCATTTACTTTAAATACAAGTTTACCCGATTTATTTTCTCCTTCATATCCATGAGTCGATTCTATTTTAGATTGTAAATGTTCTGATTGATTATTACCAATACCCTTAAATGCTATAAATGAATTTCGACTATCAACAGCATTGCTTTTCTTTTTATTTACAAATAATAGTGACGGCGATTCAGTCGCACTACTTAATGTTTGATTTACTGTCATATTTTATATTATAATATATATTATTTAAGTTAAAATAATATATTTAAACAATAATATATTAATAAATTATATGACTGGTGGTTCATTAAATTTAGCTTCAAATCAAGGATCCGGCGATGATATATTAAGTTTAAACCCACAAATTACTTTTTTTAAAAAAGTATACAAAAGACACACTAATTTTGGTTTAGAAACAATTGAAATTACAAATTCAACAAATACAGCAGTTGACTTTGGTAGTTCAGTAACATATAAAATTGATAAAACGGGAACACTAATTAATAACATGTATATTGAATTTACATTACCTCCTCCTATTAATTCATTACCTGATCCAAATGATACTGGTGTTGAACAATCAACCGATACAGATGATGTTGTAGTTCCTGGAATAATTAGCAATTACAAAGATTATTGTTGCTGGGTTAATGGAGTTGCTTATGCTATATTAAATAAGGTTGAATTAGAAATTGATAGTAAAACTATTGATAAACATAATGGATTATGGTATGATATATGGAATGAACTTAGTGATCCTAATAAAAAGGAATGGCAATTAGTTGGAAAGCGTGATGAATTAAAAGATCCAGAAAATCTGAAACAAATTGTTTCAAAAAAAACTAGATATTATGTTCCATTAAAATTTTATTTTAATAGAAATTATGGTTTATCATTGCCTATATTTTTACTAAATACAGATGCTGTAAAGGTACATATATCATTAAATAGTGTCGAAAAATTATTATTATTTGAACCATCTGTTAATGGTGGCAATCCAGTTAATACTGTTTATAATAATGCTTCTATATCGGATTTCAAATTTTTTACTAATTATGTATTTTTAGATACAGCCGAACAAACTAGGATTAAAAATAATCTTCCATCTGAATATTTAATTGAAACTTTAGATATGAAAGAAAATATACAAGAAAATGAATTAGCAAATATAACATTAAATAATCCAGTAAAAGAATTAATTTGGGTAATAAGAAATAATAATAGATTAAGAACAGCAACAGCACCACTCCATCCTAAATTAAATGAATTAGATGGAGACGATAATGAAAATCCGAATGATGTATTCAATTATACATTATCAAGTGAAAATAAAAATTTAGGATTTGGAACATATGATACATTCAAAACATTAAAAATATCCATTTCTAATAAAGATAGAATAAAAGAAACAGATGCTACTTATTTCAGAACACTACAACCGTATTATCATCATAGTAATGTTCCAGGAGGTAATCAAAATGAAAAAAGAAAATATATTTACTCATATTCATTTGCAATAAATCCAGAAGAATATCAACCAAGTGGTTCTTATAATTTTACAAAATCAGATCATAAATTAAAGTTGGATTTCAAAGGAATTGGTCAAACTGGAACCGGAGCAACCCCAGATTCAAATAATTTTACTGATTATAGAATGGATTTATTTGCGATTCACTACAAAATGTTGAAAATAAATAATGGTTCAGCATCTTATGACGATGTTCCATACAATTCAAGTGTTGTCCAAACTGAATCAATTGCGAATGATCCTGGGTTACAAGGCGTTGAAGCGAGTGTTAAATCTGCGAAAGTCAAAGCAACATGTAGAAAGAGAACTGAAGAAGCAGTTGTTGAAGAAGAAAAACGATTAATTGCAATTGAAGAAGAGGTTCGTCGTAGATATCAAGAGAAAAAACCAGATGTACACAGACATGTTAATTTTAAAAAAAAGAAATGGGGTGGATTGCAGCAAGAATATATTGAGAATAGAAAACATTGGGACGGTGTTAAAGATATAAAAAAATTTGATAAATAATTTAAGACTAAGATTATATATTAGTATATTAAATGTCTGAATTTGACACGATTCAACAAAATCTAGATACATCTTTAGTAAATAATGATAATGATATAGAACTATCTGTTAAAGCATTGCCATTTATTTTTAACAATGACCAAAATCCAAAGCATAACTATAATAATAATGGAAATAAAATAATATGCCCAAAATATATACTGTACGAATTATCTAAATACGAAAATGTCTGTTATCCAGTAACTATTAAAATAAAAGATATTTATTTTGGTGTATTAGAATTTAAAGAATACATCGATGAAATATATATTCCAGACAATCTATTTTACAGTTTAAATATAACTGAAAATGATATAGTAGATATAACAATCTTGAAAAAGGAATTGCCAAAAGCATCCTATATTAAGATTAAAGCCAATGATGAAGATTTTTATTCAATCGAAAATAAAAAAACATATTTAGAAACACATCTTAAGAATTTGTTTAATGTAATTTCGGAAAATTCATCCATTCATTTAATTTACAAAACAAAGACAATTGAATTTAAAATATTAGAATGTAAACCAGACAAACATGTATCGATTGATGAAATTGAAGAACTTGAAATAGATCTTGAACCATTGATAAAACCAAATAAAAAAAGAAAAATAATAGCAAGTATTGATACATCATTAAATAAAAGTGGGCAACCCGTAATATCAAAAGATAAATCAACATTTGTTCCATTTAGTGGTAAAGGCAATAAATTGGGAGGTAACTAATATTCTAATCTTTTACAAACACTAATACCGAAAAACATTTGATATACAAATCCCAATCAGATAAATATCCACTATTTACAGAACTATTACTATATGTTTCAATATGCCATCCATATTTTTTGAATATGATTTCTAATTCATCTTTTGAATATACTTTTTCAATAATGGGTTCATTATGACACCATTCATAATATATTTTTAGATATAATTCTGGTTCAAATACTGGTTTTTCTAATGTGTTATATGTATGTATTCTTACATAACTACTATTATGTGAAATATATTTTTTTCCATATAATAATGTTAAAAACAACTCACTATTTAAGAATTTTACTACAAACCTAGTGCCTTTTTTAGTATAATTATTAACTGTTGTTAAAAACGCATTATTTAGAAAATAATGGATACTATTAATACTTAACACTGTATCAAAGTGTGTTGTTCTATATTTCTCTTTAAAGTCATTTATATTTTTAAAATAGCGATATATATTATCGCTTTGGTCAAGTGTGTCACTAAATCTAGATAAATCACATGTATAATGATTATTTTTATCTAGTTTTGGATCGATATCAATACCTATGTATTTTTTTGAAAATCCACACCCTAAATCTAAAACTTTAGGGCCAATTATATAGTTTGTTAAAGATATATCGTTATCAAATCTATTTTTTCTTTGAATATTACTTATATTACAAACGCTTTTTTGATAATATGGACTCATTTTGAGTGTATCTATTATTGACCATGGATACATATGACATTTTTGAATATAGTGACACAACTTTTGTGTATTTGGTTTAAATTTATCTTTACGTAAATCTGTTGGGATCCAACATTGTATATCGTTATTATAATAACATCTGTAAATTTTATTTTCTTTTAAATCCATCAATGTGTTATTCCATTTATAAGTTTGGTTATCATTGTCATACAAGGTATTATTTTTGTAAATCAAATCTATTGTCATTTGTTTATATGGTTTAATTTTAATTAAATCATTATAGTCATTATTTATTAAAATCCAGCCATCATTTTTGATACACTCTAAATTAATATTAGAAATATGATTCAATAATTTCAAATAGTTAGAACGAGACATCAGTTCAATTTTAAATATATATTTTGGCCACCATTTTTTTCGTGATTTATACAATTCTTTAAATTTAGATAGTTGTTTATATTCATTTTTAGAGTAATCATTTAATACTGTTTTATAATTACTAAGATTTAATGATGGATATTCAATATGCTCTATATTTGGATGTTTTTGCCGTAAAAACATAATAAAATCATATGGGTTATTTCTATAATTGTAAAAATAGCATATATTTTCATCTTTGATAAATTCATATTCAACTAATTCTATATCAATATTATAATCGATTGTTGGAAATATAGTGTACAATCCCTTTTTAGATAATCCATCCGCTTTCTGAGTTATATATAGATGACTTTCATGTAATGGTTTAAAACAATCATTTGGTTCTATATGTTTTGGATTTGATGATTTAAATAGTGTTTGATTGAATGTATCAGGGCGATATGTTAATTGATTATTAATAATATTTTGTTTTTCCATATGTTTTTTTTTCATTTTTTTGTATCTTTTCCTAACATATTCTTTTAATACACAAATAACTATATTCCATTTTGTAACGTTACTCTTCATTCGTCTATTTATATTACATAGTCTGATTAACGATATAAAATAACTATCATTTAGTGTAATATAATAATTATTATCTTTTGGATAGATACCATTTAAATATAAGTCTTTAATAAATTTACAATCATCTATCACATACTTATTGATATAATAATTATATGAAGTAGACTGTACCAAAATATGTGAACGTAAATATGCTATATAATCTTTGAATCGCGAATGTTTACAATCATCTGTACATTGTTGACATCTATTATCCATCATTTTTTTGTAAGATTCAAAAATAATAGAATATGAGTCATACAGTATTGTTTTTTTTAGATTAAAATGGGTAAACATATAATTGTACGACTTTAATACTAAATTTATACATCCTAAACTAGATATAAAGTCAATAATATGATAGTATTGTGAAAGTTCATAATTTATATTGTCTAGTATTATTTTAAGTTTGTCAAAAGATACACAATTATAGTGTGGTGTTCGTTTAATTTGCATGACTGTATTCAAGTTTATTTTATGATTGTATGTAGTTATTAAATAAATCAAAACATCAATATTATGAAAATAGATATTACATATGTAATCTAAATCAAGATAGCCAAATATCGATCTTATTATATCTATTTTTTTTCGTGTGAATTTACTATTACGAATTATACTAATATAGTCTGATTGTGAATGTTGGGTAATGTAATACTTCAAAACCTCATTATTATTAATAATATCTTTAATATACTTTAACACTCTAATATCACAATTTAATAAACCACATGAAAATATATTAAGATCATCATATGATTCGACTAACAAATCTATATTATAATTATTAATCATATATTTAACAGTATCATATGTTCCATATCGTATACAATCTAATATAGGTGTAAAATTTGATTTATCTTGAATATTCCAACACTCAATATATTTACCTATTTTTTTTAGTATTTGTTTTGCATTTGTAATGGTTACTAATTGATTCAACTCTTTCTCATCAAAATAGGTTTTTAAATCATCGTCATAATATTGTTCAATATATGGAAATAAATAACACCATAATTTATTAATATACAGTTCATTTTTTTTTACTCTAAATTCGTTATTATATATTTTATCTGAACATAATTCAAACAATGTGTTCAATATAGCAGTATAATCGAATTTAGATACAAGCAATGATCGTTGTTCAAATAAATCTTTAATAGCATAATAATTAGTATTATCTAATGCATTATGTATATAGTAGTTATAAATAGTGATATCATTTAATTTATGCATTATAATAGATACAAGTTTATCGTATTTTTTTGAATAGCCCGAAGATCCTATAAGAACTAATATATATTTAGAAATACTGTATTCAGTCATTTTATTTTTTTCAACTTCGCAATGTTCATTTTCTAATTCTTGTTGAATTTTATGTGTTAGTACGTAATAATCAGTTTTGATATTAATGTTCAAAAAGATATGAACATACAAATGATTGAAGACATTTACACTACAATTTTTAATAATATATTCAGAAATATACTTTGATGATCCCATACTATGATTTACAACATTATAGTTTAGATTTGTGTAATAGTGCGAAATATCAATTTCTGAATCGCATACGATACTTGATATTGGATAATACATGTTAAAATAGTTAAAACATTCTACATTATTGTGACTAATTATATTCAAATAAATAACTTTTATTTCATTGTTATTGGGTGATTTAATATTATCAATATACAAGTCTATGAAGTGTTTGTAAAAGTCATTATTTGTAATTGTAATATTTGATAATAAAATACTTAGCATAGATGTTTTATCCTCATCTATAGTAAGTCTATAATATTTATTGAAATGTTCAATATTATATATTAAAAAATGGTAAAGATCCGGTATGTACTCATTTTTATCTTTAAATTCCTTGAAAGATATAGATAAATTGTTTGAATTATCTTCAATTATAGATGATATATTGTATAACGATAAAGCATCATTTTGATAATCATATATTTTAGGTGATGAATCTTTCTCTATTTCGTCATTTACCCATGATCCGTCTATATTATATGTATCATAATCATAATATGAATTCATTAATTAATTAATTAGAGTTGAATTTAAATCAATTTTTAATATTGTAAAAGTAATATCCTATAATGCTTCCCAATAGTATACCTCCAATAACTTGAACCAAATTGTGACATTTTTTAATCATACGAGCCCAACCCATTATTAATAGCAATGCTAAATTTAATAGTATAAGTAATCCTGATAATGTAACATTGTTATCTAATAAATATAATATATTATACATTACAATATATGATGTGGATGTCATATGCCCAGATGGAAATCCAGGATCCCCTCCTTTACCACCATTACTAGAACAATAATCACAGTCCCTTGCCCCTAATGGTCGTCGTGTATAACTGTAAAACCATTTTGGGTATGGTATAAATATTTTCATAAATGCTGCTACAAATGTTGCTAACAATAATCCATACAAATGAATAGCATTAGGTACAATATTTTTTTGTTTTAAATATTTTATCATTATTGAACAAAAACTAAATACAAAATATAATAATGGAAAAAATGAAATAATATTTGCCAAGATCATTATTATTATACAAATAAATTAATGAGTGTTATAAGTTTATAAATGTTATTAAATTATGACAATACATTTAATTTTGTTAATACAGCACCTATAAATAAACCAAACACAATAAATAAATATGAACTACTTTGATTATTCTTAAAATAATCATCAGTCATTGCCTGGCCAGTTTTATTTAATTGTTCTTTGTATCGTTGATCTATCGTTTCTTTAAAACTGCCACTTTTAAAATTATTTTCTAACAATTTTTTAAAGTTATTTATTCTATCAGGTAATAATTTTTTATTTTCGGTTGAACTAATAATTAATTCATTAAAATTACTTTTTATATATGGATCAATATCGTTAAAAAAATTATTCAACGATGTTATTATCTTAGAATCATGAGTTTTGTCAGGTTTTTTAATTTTATATTCTTGATACTTTATTGCAGCATCTACAAATACATTTACAATAACTTCAATACATTTTGTTATACTCACATCACTAAATTCAACTTTTTGTAATTCAATTATTTTATCTGGATCATTTTCAACTTCTATATATTGTTGGGTTGATTTATTTTTCTCTTTTAAATACGTATATAAATCTGAATCCGGTTCTATTATGTAATTATGTATATTGTACATAAAACTTACTAAATTTTCAATACTATTTATACAATCGAGTATTATAATAAATGTCTTCATATTATCTGAATTTTCTGTATATTTTTTAACCGATTCTGTAATGAATAATTTAATAAATACTGAATTTGTTTCATTTGCGAATATTGGATGTTTTAATAAAATCAATTCCATTTTTTTCTTTTTATCTGCTTTTATACCTGAGTTTGTTCCAACAATTAAATCATCTAGATGACATGTTGATTTCATTCTTTGATATTTATTTTTTAAACTTTTTTTACTTAATTTACTTTTAACAGAACTAAAAAATCCAGATTTTTTATTTGAACCATTATTATTATTATTATTATTATTATTATTATTATTATTATTATTATTATTATTATTATTATTGTTGTTTTTACCACCACCACGTTTTTTTTTAGTTTTTTTATTCATTAAATAACTATAATATTTAAATACTTAAAGTAAATTACAAATTATAAATTATAATGAGCGAAGAAAATATAACTATGGATTTAAATAAAGAAACTGAAATAAAAAAATTAACAGTTAATATAAATTTGTTAATAAATATAAAAACATTATTAGAAATTTCCGCATCTCGTGGAGGATTCAAAGCTAATGAATTAACATCTGTTGGTAAAATATATGATGAAGTTGTAATGCTTTTAAAATAATTATTGGCATATTTATGTTTTTACAAAAATAAATAATTTCGTTGTAATATTATTTAGTTCAATATGTTTAATCCAACTTTCCAATCCTTCTATTATTTTTTTATTTTCAAGTGTTTCATCGACAACATCTCTAATATTTTTGTAATGATATAGCATACTATTTTTGTATTCTAATGAATTTACATATTTTAATCCATTATCAGCACCAAGTTTAACATAGCTGTAATGTGTTTCTAAATTTGTTATTCCAACACGTTCATATACTTCTTGTATATCATCATGATTACATTGTTCAGTTAGTATAATGTCTGAAAATATTAATACACCCTCTTTTAATAGTTTATTACTAACTTCTTTAAAAATAGTATTACGATCATTGATATGAATAAAAGCATCTTCTGAATAAATACAATTATAGTTTTTAGTAAATGGTATATTCAAAAATGACATATTATATACAGGTATATCACAATTTTGTAATATGTTTTTTTGGGTATTTATAATACAATTATCTTCCGAAATATCAAAACAATCTATACTAAATTTATGTAATTCTTTTAATTTATTATGTAAAAATCGTGATGTACCACCATAGCCACTCCCAAAATCAGCAATATAGTATTTTTCCCATTTATCATTCATGTACATTATCAAAAATTTTAACATTACATTTTTTTTATTATCAATCGCTAATTTTATTTCTTTCAATTTATTTTTTTTTGATTGTGATTGTTTATATTTATAAGTTTCATTATAAATTCCAATATGAATAGAATCTCCACCCCACAAATTTAAATAAAATTGTGTTGTGTTTTTATCAGAATAATATTGCTGTGTTATTTGTTCTTCAGACATTCGTATCTAAATATATTGTATTGTATTTAAATTAATTTATATTATATAATTATATGTACAGTGATTCTAATTTTTTTATTTTTATATTGACTATAATTGCTATTATATTTTTGTCACAATCAACTACAAAATGTTTTAGTTTTGGATCCTATTATAAATATTGTTGTCTATTTGTCATAGTTGTTTACCCATTATTAGGTTATTTAATTATGAAATCGATAAAATATACTTCTGAAAATAAAAATGAAAATAAACATATTAGATATATTGTAAATGGTATTTTACTAGCATCATTAATACTATTATGGATCACCTCTGTAATTGAGTTTGTAGTAAATATTGATAAAACACCAATAAATAAAAGTATAAATGTAAATAATAAAAATAATATAAATAATAGAAAATAATTAATCAACCTCT